CCGAGATGCCACTGGTGGGCGATCTTGGTTTTGGGCCAAGGACCAAACCACTACACCAACCCCCTTCGCCCCTCCTCCAGATTCCATCATCTCCATCATTGACACTGACTACTACACTGACATCAACTCTATAGTCGCAAATCACTTCCAACCTTACCTCATCCACACTGTACAACCTACTGCCGTCGCCGCTGCCATGGAAAACATCTCCTTTACCTTCGATCAAGAAGACAACATCCATTTCCTGGTGTCCGGCGGCGCCCAGTACCACCACAAAGTCTGGAACTACCAACGAGACCACTGCGCCGCCTTCCACTGGCACAGCTGGTTGAGTAGTCCGAAGTTTGCCACTTACCTCATCGAACGTCGTCCCTCCATCGCCCACCATGACATTGTTGCCCTCGTTCCGCTGCGCCAGTTTACTGGACTCTCAGCCATTTTCGCTAGATTTTGGTTTGGGGACCAATCAGTTAAACGTTACCGCGTGGCAGGAAGTGACGGCATGTCCATGCTCAATGTCCGCTCGCGTGACAAGCATACCGTTTCCAGCGGTATGGTCGGCCAATACGTGTCTGCCAATGTTCCCGTCGATATCTTCGAAGCCGCCCTCAATATCGCCCGTAACCAGAAGGTTGAGCTAACCACCCCCGCGGTGGAGTCGCTCCTTCCTGAAAAGGATGATAAGGTCGGCAACAAACTCATCGCCTCTCTCATAACCACAAGGGTGCGCCGCACCTTAGGGGACGTAATGTCCGTGTTCCCTGTCGAATATGGTGTTCGCCAGTACCAATACGGCCGTTATGAACCTGAAGCTCGCGCCCTCCTCACCCCTTTCGCCTCTCCCATCATCAATGAAGCCTACGCTCCTGACATGTCGCTCGGCAACGAGCAGCGTGCCATCAGCTCCCGCATCACCAACCTCCAGGAGATTGCAAAGAAAGTTGAGGCTACCTCTTTCATGCAATTGTGTATTGCAGAGTTTGTCGAACGCATCATTCCTCACCCCCACATTGGCCACCCCTCTGATGATGATACTCTTTACACCAACCAAGCTCGCCCTGCCCAGCGCGCAATCCTCCGCTCCGCCTCCGCCATTGTTGCCGGTTTTCAAGCCATAGTCAAGTCCTTCATTAAGAAGGAAGCTTACGACAGCCCAAATGACCCTCGGGTCATATCCACGCTTGATCCCTGTACAAAGGCCGAGTACTCTCGCTTCATGTATGCCTTAGCCCCCACCATTGGCCAACAGCCCTGGTATGGTTTTTCGCTCACCCCTGTGGAAATTGCCACACGTGTCGCCGCCATAGCCAGTAACGCCAATGAGTTGGCCATCACCGACTTTAGCCGGTTTGATGGCCACATCAACATCATCGCCCGCATGCTGGAGCGCCAACTCCTTGCCCGCTTTTTCTCCCCTGAGCACCACAATAGATTGTTTGAGTTCTTTGAACGCACCATCAACCGTGCGGCATTCGGAACGTACGGCACTAAGTATAAAACCTTTCTTGCCCGAAACTCCGGTTGTCCTGATACGGCTCTCTTCAACACAGTTTTCAACGCCTTCGTCCACTACGTTGGGTTCCGCATGACGCGTGACTCGACCGGTAACTTCATCCAAGCTGACGCCGCTTGGAAGACCCTGTCTGATACCGCCATTTTTGGTGGTGACGACGGCTTGTCTTCCGATCCTCCGCTGGGTTTAGGCCCCGCGGCTAAAGCTTGCGGCCATAACCTTGACTTGGTCAAAGTGAAACGTGGTGATTATGGGGTCTCATTCCTAGCCAGAAACTACGGTCCAGATGTTTGGACTGGAGCCCTGGATAGCACTTGCGACCTTCACCGCCAATTAGCCAAGTTCCATGTCAGCGCTAACCTCCCTGCCACTGTTACCCCACAACAAAAACTCGTTGAAAAAGCTGCCTCCTTCATCCTCACCGATGCCAACACCCCCATAATAGGCGAGTACTGCAGGTTAATCCTTGCGGCCGCCGACCTTGAGGGTCTACGCCCCGGTGCAGCCCCCACCTTAGCCCGCTGGGGGGATGAACAACCATTGTCCGTCCAATGGCCAAACGAGTGTGTAGCCTGGGCTGACCTAGTGTTTACCGGAAGACTTGAGGGGTTTTCGCGTAACACCTGGGACAGCTGGGTAAGCAACTTAGGCCCCTACCCCACCTTAAAACAGCTCCTAGCCCCCCCACTCTGCCTTGAACCAGAGTTTAAGCCACCCAAAGCGACCGCCGTCGTTGACGAGTGGCTTCACCATATCCCTGAGCCCACCTCAACACAACCTCAGCCCTCAATCTCCACTGGCGATGAACAGAAAGGCCGCCCCAACCAGGCCACTGATCGGAAACAGAAGAGAAAGAGGAAGGACAAAACGCAGCCATCAGCCACACCAACTCCTTTACTTGAACAAACGCGCCCGACGGGAACGGCGCCTACCACCCTGGAGTTGGTTGAAGAGTTCACCCCCAAAGCTAAGACCCCACCTGCCAGTAAGCCTAACCGCTCAAGGCCTACCACTAACCCTGGTAGTGCGAAGTTAGCCGGCTCGTCGGAGGTAAAGCCTAGGGTTAAACCTATCATCTCTCTCGTTCCCAAGTCGACCTTACCAGTCGGCCAAAC